ATACTGAATCAGATCCGGCGGCAGATATACCGCCACCAGATCCACCGGCTCCAACTGTGACTGTATAAATACCCGCTGTCACGGACAAAGTCCCTGTCCTCATGCCACCAGCGCCTCCGCCGCCGTAAACCGCGCCGCCGCCTCCGGCAACAACCAAGTAATCAACAGTAAAGCCCACGGGCGCTGCTGCAAGATCAAACGTTCCGCTGCTCGTGAACGTATGGACTGTGTACAGTCCATCGGTAGTAATTGTGCCACCTGTGGCGGAAAAAGTTGGGACGGTACTAAACCCGCCCCCCAGCAACATTTCTTGGTTGGACATCAGGTGATACCAGTACCAGTGATTACAAATACGTCAGCGGCGACGCATAGGATTGTTGCCACGCCATAATTCGCTAACGTGCGATTACCCGTAGCAGTTGATCCGCCAGCTCGCAGCGTTACACCGCTACCTTCAGTAATCGTTTGATCACTGGTTGAGTTATTGAAAATTGTAACGTTGTCGCCAACAGAAAAAACTGAAGATGGAACGGTGATCCCTCCGGTCGTAATGCTGATATGCTTGCCGACATCGGATGCGGCTAACGTGTATGCGGAAGTTTGCGAATTTTGCGGGATTTTGCGGATATTACCTGTGCTATCTGTGATAACACCAGTAGTTGTAATTGCACCGCTAGTGTTGATAATGGTACTTCCAGCAATTGTTCCACTCGTAATCGCGCTACCGCTTACCTTCCCTGCTGTGCTAATTGTCGCAAGCTTGCTGTCTGCAATGTTTGCGGATCCAGAAATGTCGGCGTTGACAATATTGCCTGTCAAGCTTAATTTGCTATAAGCAATCGCTGCTCCACTTGCAATGTCAGCGTTAACAATGCTGGTTGCAAGGTTTAACTTGCTGTAGGCAATAGCAGCCCCTGTTGCGATGTCAGCGTTAACAACACTGCCTGTTAATGCAAGCTTCGAATAAGATATAGCGGCGCTGCCGGAAATATCAGCATTGACAAGGCTCGACCCAAGACTTAGCTTGCTATAAGCGATGCTTCCAGCAAGCATTGTGTTTGTGACTGAACCGGTGTCGCCTGTCGTGATTACAGTGCCTGTTACATTTGGGAATGTAATAGTGCGATCTGCAGTTGGATCAACAGCTGCAAGCGTTGTTTCATAATTATCAGCAGTCGAGCCTTCAAAAACAATGCTGCCGCCATTGACCAAAAGACTGCTGCCGCTTCCAAGAACAACCTCGCCAGTTAAGGTGCCACCAGCCTTGGCTAATTTTTCAGTGTCTAGCTCAGTGATTGCAGCCTGGACATCACTTGCGGAAATGCTTCCTGTTGCGCTGTAGGCAATATTGCTTGCACTATTGCCAGCGATAGTCCCGGAAACATCAATCCATTCCCAAGTCGTACCGTTTGAAACAATTTGGTCTGGTGCCTGCAGTGAAACTGCTGGCGCCGGGGCAACGCCTGTACCGCTGTTAAAAACAACAAAGTAGTATTGATTGTTGGCCGCATCAGCAGCAGGGAGAGGGCTACCTGCTGTAAAACCAGAAACCGCTGCACCAGCTGCTGTCAGGGTTTCAATTTCATTGTTTGCGGCGTCATATGTGCCGGCAAAAACAAGCTCACCCGACGTAATGGTTACCGGCAGCCAAGCAGTGCCGCTCCAAATGTAAAGATCTTTGCGCGATTCATCCCAGAAAAATTGACCAATATAATCTGCTGTAGGGAAAATGGTTACACCAGATGTTGATTGCGGACCACCAAATTGCGTAGTCGAATAATTTGAAAAGCTGCTTCCGGGAACGCCATTGTTGGGAAATACAGCAGAATCAAGCGTGCCACTTGTAAGCTTATCGGCAGGAATTTCAGGGATATCAGTTGCTTCAAGTGCAAATGTACCAGTAATGTGGCCCTCAGAGTCAAATGAAACTTTTGTGGCAGATCCAGACACAATAGAGTTTGTGTGAGCAAGCTCACCCGCTGCGTCAACGGTTAAGCCCGTGCCAGGGAAAATAACCCCAAGCGTTGTTGATGTCGCCACCGGCAAATCAGCACTAGTGATCTGACGACCGTCTGTAATTAGACCACTAGAGTTGTACTGAACGATATGATAATTGGTGCTTTCAGCCGTAATATTATTATTGATAGTGATTGTGTCGCCATCCATTGCTAAGCCGCTGCCGTTAACAATGACTCCACCTTTGTCTGTGGTAGTCGCTGTTGGCAGATCAGCGCCAGCAATAGCTCGCAGCTCAACCGAACCGCTAGACCCAACAGGGCCTGCGACGAACTGAGAAGCGCTTGTAGCGTTGCTGATTGCGGCGGTAATTTCTCTTGAATCGCCTGACGTGGTAACAGAAAAATTTAACGGGCCGGTGTTACTTACTGAAACAGCATTGACAGATCCACCAGCCTTGAATGCAACCCAGGCGCTGCCATTCCAAACAGAAGCTTTGTTGGTTGATGTTTCAATCCCAATTTGTCCCAAAAACGAACCGGTAACCGGCAGCGAAGCGGTCAAGGTGACAGATGAATTATCAGCAAGCTTCCCAGCTGTTACGGCATGTGCAGCCAGCTGGTTTTCGCCAATACCACCATTAACCAATGCGCCACCAGGGATCGTGCTGCTATTAAAAAGAACTTTTTCGCTTGGTAGCGTGTCATTCGACAATAATGTTACCGCTTTATTGATAAAATCATTGGCAGTAATTTTTCGCGTTTCGCTTGCGCTGTTATCCGCAACAGCAATGTAATCACCGGTTGCTAGGTCGGCCCCAGGCAACGTGTTTAGTTCGCTGATTCTAAGGTCAGCCATTGCCGTCTCCGTCAGCCACTTAAGATGGTAACACCATTCTAAGGCGACTCATCCCCTTCAAGCAATAGATAATCGGTATTTTGCTCCAAAAGGATAGGGCTTCCGCTCTCTTGCAGCAGCTTACGAGATGCCCTTGTTTTGGCTTTTAGCCTGATCGGGCCAGTGGCAACAAATTCAATGCTTCCTTCAATCAATGTGCCTGGTGCGAAAGCTACGGCGCTGCCGGTCACGATCGCATCGAACTCCCACCACAACTCATCGTTGACTTGCGTGCCGGAGAACGAACCGCCTGCAGCCGAAGTACCAGCTGACTTAATGTAGAATTTTCCGCGAAACGACGAACCGATTTCAGTTCGCAGCACAAGCTGCATTAGGTAGTTGACTGGCTCGGAGCCGTCTTCCTTGACGTAATCCCATTCTGCGACCAGCCTGCCGCTGCCGCTAATCAAGCTGCTGTACTGCTGACGGTGCTGATCGCTCAATACCGTGATGTCAACGACTTCGCGGTTCGTGTTGATCTCATACTCGCGCACGCAGCCAAGCAGCCTGCCGCCACGATTCTTGACTTCAACGCTGATCGGGATGTCACGGTCAATCGCGTTCAGCGGAATCAAGCCTGCCGTGCTGCCTTCTAAGCTGTCGTCAAAGTTGTCGTAAAGCCTGATGCCGCCTAGCTCATCAACGAAGATGTACCACATACCCGATTCTGTGGGCCCTTGGTAACCTGCAACAATTAGATCGCTTGACTGCGTTACAAGAGAATCGTTGCCTTGCGTTGTAATTTGATCGGCAGTCCAACCCGTTTCGTCAATAAAATCCAGATCCGTGCCATCTGTCGCTTTGATCTCAATTAGATCACCTGTGATCAGGTAACCTTCATCAAAATCAAAGCTAAAACGATCCCTAGAAGCGTTGACATCGCTTGGATTGACAACCGACTCCTTCACCCCTTCAAGGGATTTGCGAATCAGCTCGATGTTGCCAACATTTCCAAGGTAAACACCCATTAGATGCTTGCCTCCGTCAACGCACCAGTGCCTTGGAAGCTGATTTGCGCTGAGCTGACCTCGCCGACACTGGCGCCATAAGTTGCGCTAGTAACATAAGCTGTCAGTCTAATGTCATGATTTGTGCTACCTTCTACCAGCCTTAGTTGTATATCTACCGTATCAGCGCTTGTGACGCCAGCGATTTGCAAAACTTTTTTTAGAGCTGTAGCAGCATCGTTACGGCCATTCCCATCGTTGTAATACAATAGCGTGGCGGTGCCACTGAATTCTTGCACGCCTGGCACGTAAGTGCGCTGGTCGTCTCCAAGTGTTGTCGTCTCCAAGACCTCCAAGGAGCCGGTTAGCGACCAGTTCGTGACTTTAATCTGCTCAGAGCCATCAATCAGGAGGCGGCCATCGCGGCCTGTGTAGACCTTAGCCATCAGAGCACTCCAATCAGTTCCACTGTAACAGAGCTAAGTCCAGGTCTTATGCTAGACAAATTTGGTGCGGAATCATATCGCCAACTGTTGTTCCCGATTGTATTAAGCGTGCTAGCGTCCCCGCTCCACCCAGTCAGGGTTTCTGATGCAATGTCAAATACTCCGTAGGTGCCCTGCACTTCATCAAAGTGATCAACAAAAAGCTGCGCTTCGGCATCGGTGATATTCTCGTATCCAAGACTTAAAGTCATCTTGGTTCGCTCGCTGCCGTAAAGAATCCTCACTTCTGCTCCAGATTGAGCGTTGAATGTCTTGACAGGAAAGTTGCCCGGCGAAAAGCTACGGCTTGTCGGCTGGAGTGTTGGGAATGCCATCAGCGAATCACCTGAAAGGAGTTGATGGTGGTTAGATCTTTTGATACAAGACTAACCAGACCTTGATCGGTTGGAAAGTCGGAAGCGCTAATGTCAACCAACCCATCTTCTCCAATCGTGAGCTGCTCGATGAGATAGACGTTAGTCGAAACCGTTTTGTCGGGCAATAGTGAAAACAGCATTATGCAAAGAGGCTTCTAGAACGGTGCCATTGCTAACCGTCATTATGCCATTTTGCGTGTCATCATCGCCGATCACGTAATAAATAATATTGTATCGCCCGTCTAAAATTTCTTGGACACTGGTTATTTCTCCTTGGGCGTTGATAATGCCATTGTTTGCGCTGTTGTATGGACTTGACTCAGTGCTTACCCGAATGTAGTCACCAGGCGCCAAATCCAAGCCATCCGGCGTGGTTCTAAAATTAACGCTGTGTGTTAACCGTCTCCTTACTGACAAGAAAAACTGTCCCAGCAAGATAGCGTGATCTTCGGTAGTGCAGAATTGAGTAAAATCAAATGTTTCGATTGGGTACGAAGACGAGCCCGTCTCGGCCCAGCGAATTGTAACAGTTTTCTCTTCGGGTAGCTTGTTTTTGCTTTCGCGCCTGTAGCGCACTGATGCTTGGAAATTCTTGCGCTCTTCATTGTCTAAGTATTCTACCCTGAACGAATCTTCAATAATGTTGCCGCTTGTAAATAACTGTTTAATTGGAACAGCGTTTAGGGAAATTTCTCCTGATTCCGTTAAGGGCACCGCCGGAGTCAATCCAAATTTACCATTTGCAATAGTAAAATTACACAAAAAATTGGGCGCCATGTCGGCAATAAACTGACGAATATTGATTCGGGAATCAATTGCACCATCAAAAAACAACCTGTAGGTTTTATGAAATTTTGCAATAAGTGGAAAGGTTGAGGTGTCAATCATTTCTTGCGAGATGTAGTTCCCTAAGCCAGCGACAGGATCGGAAAGCAGATAGTAGACTAAATCCGAAAATTTATTGCTCGGCCCAATCTCTACCAAGCTATCAGGCTCAAATTTTTTA